CCTACTTGAGTATTCATTCTGTTGTAAGAATTGTTTAATATATCCATATTAGGTAAAAACGCTAAACTAGATTCATTTAAACCAGTTACATCAATACCTTGCTCTTTTAAAAATTGTATTTGATTTTGACCTGCTGGATTATTTATTGGGCTTCCTTGCTGTATGTAAGGATTAATAGTACTTTGATCCCAATTGTATTGATATTGATTAGGATTGGTTGGGTTAAAATTAGCTTGTTGCCCTTGATTTGGATTTGCAAATAAAGAACCTGCAAGGGTTCCTCCAAATTCTAATTCTCTTCCTACTTGATTGTTATTTCCAAAATTATGATCTGGTCTGTGCATTATCCTGCTCCCCCTAAACTTGATGGTAAATTTAACCCTAAACTTCTCATGTAACTTGCTCTATCCATAGCATTTCCATATGCTTGAGTATTGTATTGACCTAATATATTTGTTGCTGATTCTGGTATAAAAGGATTAGAAACAGCAGATGCTGCATCAAATGCCTGATTAGACAATGGCCCCATCCCTGTCATAGAAGATGTAGGCGGAGATGCCATATTTAATAAATTATTTGGAGCAGGGGGGGCATATAAAGCAGGTGGCCCTTGAATAGGGGCTTGCATTGCTCTAGCTGGCCCTATTAATGTATCTGATCCCATACCCATACCTGCAGGTTGGTATGCCTGCGCTCCTGCAATGTTAGCTGGCGCACCCTGTGACAATACTTCACCTGAAGCCGTTGTCATAGGCTGACCAGAACCAAACCCCATTTTAGCCCCTGCTTTTCCCAATGATTTTTGTATCATTGGATTTGCATAAGCAAACGCACCTGCTTTTAATCCTGTATTAACAGCTTGACTAAGAATATTTGTATTAAGATTATCTTGAAATTGATTCACATTTTTCTTGTATCTATCCTTTACAGCTTGGCTAAACTCTTTAGTCTTACCTGTTAAAACATCTACATTTTGACCAAGCTTTACAGCATCATGTGCTCTTCCGCCACCAAGATCTGCACCTATTCTAGCCCCTCCTAAAGAACCAAGACCTGCACCAGCTCCAATTAATAAAGGCATTGCTAGTCCACCAGTCGCTACACCTAAAGCTCCTGCAAGAGCACCAGCTCCTAAACCTCCAAGTAAACCACCAGCTCCACCACCCATACTAGACCAGAAACCACCTTTCTTCTGCCTAGCAGCTTCTTCATCTGCTTTATTTTGCAGATTCGCTTCAGTCTTATTCATCTGTTGTGCTAAAAATAAATTGTTCAATGACATCCTAAACTCCTATTAAATTTTTAAACTGCAACTTCAACTCTCCATATAGAAGTTATATGAAATTGTTCTGTTCCACTAATATTTGTATTGTCTGGATTAATAGCTATGCCTACTACTTCACCTGCAACAATTTTAGGAATATTATCCCAATCTGATTGATATACAGTAAACATAGTTCCATCTGTTGCAGACCAATCCGCTGTAGCATCAAATGTAGATACAACGCTAGTGCTTGTACTACCATCTGTAGCTTTTTCTATAGTAAATACTATATCAGTAGCAACTGTAGTTATATCAGATGGTCTAAATAATATTTTATAACAAATCATTGTAAAAGGGACTAAATAAGCACTTCTTTCATCCAACATATCAGATTGCTCTCCACTACTAGTCCAAGGTATATATATCTTTGAACTCCCTAGATCAGCTTCAAAATTGTGTATAAAACTTCTATAGTCAATAAAAGAATTTTGATACTCAAGTTCTCTAGTTGTTAATTTTTTTTCAACTATACTATTTCCATTGTTTGTCATGTCTAAAGACCATAATAAACCATTGTGTTTTAAATACTTTTTTAAAGGTTTATTCTTGCCTTGAAAAATAACTTCCTGTCCTTCACGTAAAGAATTAACAGAAGGAGGAATATTAACAGATTGTATTTTATCTTGTTTAATATTTTGATTTCTTCTGGAAATTCTATCTGCGCTAAAATTTGGCATTATGTAGCTACTACCTTTCTACCTCTAATAACTCTATATTGAATAGATATATCGTTAATGTCTAATGAAGTAAGGGCGTTAGTGCTTTCAAATATTAAACCAAAACTTTGACATACTACTCCACCAGTTATTTGCCATGTACCTATTTCCCAATCTGAAGCTGTATCTGCAGTAACTGTACTAAAAGAAGTAGCTGAGCCAAATGCAGGAATAATACTATTAATATAATACTTTAAGTTCAAAGCAATAGCAGCGCTACTTTTATATGTTATCATAACTTTATATACTTTTTTAATAGAAGACGGATCTCCAAAGTCAATATCTTTTGTAGTAAATGTAACATTATCTAAAGAAGAACTAAGAGTTCTATCTGTTCCATCATAGTAATAAAAATCTGTAGCTGTTGAATCCTTTACTCCGTAAAATAAATTTCCATCATTAGGATTAATAACCATATTAGTATATGAACCAGTAATTAGATTTGCTTGTTTTATATATGTATTTTTCTTTAAATCAAAAATAGCTCCAGTAGTAGATGAAGAATGAGTATTGTGCTGTATTAAAATATGTGCATTAATTGGATCATAAGAAATAATACTAGATGCTGTAATTTTAGGTTTCCAATAAGAAGGAGCTACTTTATTTTCAATTAAGTTTTTTATTCCACTACCACTATATAAATATAGTCCATAAGGATTAATCCATATTACACCATAAGGAGTTTCTTGCACTGCCTCTGGATGTAAAACTCCCATCCATTTATAAGACTCTTCTAAAAACCAATTTGCATCACTAGGAGAAGCTATGTTAATTAACTGCATACTTCTTTCTTTAAAAGCAAGTAGCCTATCTGCATGTTCTGATAAAGCTATGTATCCATCTGAATCTCCACGTACAGCTTCTATTGTATTCATTTCAGGAAACGTATCATACCTATTTGGCATAGAATACATAATTCTATCAGGAAATTTTTTAGGAGTACTTGCTCCTTCTGAATTTGTTTCTACGTATTGTATATTGCAAACAAAAGCTCTACTATTTGTTACTACTGCATCGCCCCAAGATTCCATTTGATAACCAAAAGAATTAGTTTTTACATCTGCTTGATACCCATTAATAACCTCATAAGTAACAATAGATGGATCTTGTGATTGAAAATCTCCAGAAGAAGTTCCAAGTAAATATGTTTCTGCGCCTGCAACAGAATTAGAATAAGTACTTGTAATTCCTAGTACCCAAGAATACCATTCAGCATCCAAAGAAGTCCTTCCACCTTTTTCAAAATCCATATCTACTAATAATGTCCAAGGATCTCCGCTACTTTCAACTCGAATATAAATTCTTCCACCAGTAATTCTATGATTATAATCGTCTTGACCTTTTGCTATTACTCTCATATCTAATGCTTTTAAATCAGTAATTTGAGCAGCAGTTAAATTTTCTGCGTATACTTTTAACAAAGACTCTTGATTTCCATCATAAATAAAAGATTGAGCAAATTCAAATTGTTGACCAGTGCCAATGCTATAGCTTCCTTCATCTGCACTTGACTTTATAAACAGACTAAAACCTGTACCTACATCTAAATTCCCTATTTGACCATTAACTGTGGCATCTGCTAAATCACTAGCTGGGTAAACATGCCCATCGGTAGGAGGCTCTAATCTATTGTTGTGTTGTTCATATCCAAAAATAGGATTTGCAGCTCCTGTGCCTAACCATTGTGTAAAATTAATTAAACCAAACCATTTAATTACATTACCGTTTGTTTTTAAAGTATCGCAACATCGAATAGCATTTTCTGTTTTATAATAACGAACTTGCATTTCACTTGCTGGAGAATAATTAGCACTTGGTGCTGGGCGTAAATCTATTTTAGCATTTGCAAATGGCGATCCAGCGTCCCCTTTTGCCCATGTAGTTGAAGGATTTACCCTAGTATATACAGCAATATTTCCTGTTGGTGCATCTGCACTTAAAATTAATGTTTCACCTGTAGATTTAATACCAGTTATTGTTGCTGTTACATTGTTTTCGGTAGTAACAGGCTTATGTAAATAGAGACTTGTTCCGTTACCTGCTGCTGCAGATCCAATAATTTGATACAAACCTTCATTTGAACTTTGGCCTGTCCCCAATACAACAACTGAAGATGGATTTACTCTAGCATCACTTATTTTTATCCAACTTCCAACTGGAAAACTAGATGCCAAGTCTATATGATTAACATTATTAAAATTGCTATTATTATAAAGCCAGCCTGTTAAAAGATTTATATTGTCACCTGCTGAATCTGTTGTAGTTGAAAAAAACAAACCACCATTAGAACCAGCACCTCCATTTACTTGTCTTACATATACACCAGATATAGTTCCATCAAAATCGTTAGTAGGAGTTATTGTAATAATTTTATCTAAATCTCCAGATCCAGAAACAACATCTATATACTTGTAACCATTGGTACTTAGCGCAGAAGAAGCTGTTCCATTTCCACATTTAACCGTAAAAGAACCAGAAGTCCTTCCTGCTAAATAATATATAACTCGATATGTAGCTCCAGCAATTAAATTATTTGTATGTTCGCTTGTTTCATCTTCATCATGAAATAATGTCCAAGTACCACCACCATCAGCATGTGTAGCTCTATTAGATGCCAATGTCCAACCAGAAGCAGTCCATGACCCCTTACTGTTATCCCATCCATGATCTGTAGAATCTGTATTAGTATAACTACCACCACCATAAAAAGTAGTTCCAGTATCACCTAATACATCTATACCTAAAGCATTAACTGTTAATGATGTTGGAGTATATTCAAAATCTGTTTCAAATACACCTAAACCATACCCTACGTTAGTAGATGGGACAGTATTTGCTATATCAGGAACTGTGCTAGAATAAGATGTAAACCTTGGAGTAATACCAATTCCACCTTGCATATCAACCATAGCATTTTGAATATTGTATAATTCATTATCACCAATATCTCTAGCATTCTTTAAGTTATTTAATCCACCAGAAAAATCGTTTAATATCTTTACTTGTTTAGGCATTAAACTGTTTTCCCCAAAATGTACATTGACCATTTAGTATTTCAATTTGTTCCATTTGAAAATTACCTTTAGGTTTATCAAAAAATGTCACAATACCAAAACAATGGTTCCAATTATGCAATCTACCTTTTAACCACTTGTTCTTTCTAGGAGACATATCTTTTAAACATCCCATTGACCAAGCACCTATAGTTCCAGAATCCAACTTAGTTAGACTATGCCTTTGAATATCGTGAGTGTGTCCATAAACAATATTAGAACCATAGGCTTCTAAATGTTTTTTAGCATGATAAGTAGTTGCATAAGCTCCATGTATAAAGTTTAATTTACCTAGCTTCAATGGCTTGTTATAAGGATAATATTTGTAGCCTCTTTCTATCCATTTGCAAGCGTCTTTAAACTTATATCCTTTTAAGTATGGATGCTTATCAACAAAATGACCTAACCATTCATCATGGTTTCCAGCCAATATA